AGCTCAGAAGAATTACATCAGACCTCGATTTGAAGGTTTAGCTCCAAGGACAACACCAATTGGATACAACAAAGATCAATCTGTAGAACGATATGTGATTCCACCGCCACCGCCTGTTAACCCAGTTGACATCCGTTGGGGTGGAGAGAACTACGGATACATTACAGGAAAAGGTGTACCCAATTCAGCCAATACTATTGAACGATATTCATTCGTTTCGGACGGTAACGCAACGACTGTTGGTTCTCTTAATTTTCAAAACACACTTAATTTTTGGGGCAGACAAGGTGTATCTTCTTACTCTGCTGGATATGATCTTCAGACAGGTAATAATTTACCAGATGCAACCTTTGCAAATGATATAGTAAAAGTTCCTTTTGCCTCTATTGTTTCTAACGCCAACATCGGCGAAATTGCAATACCACAAAGAGATTATGCATCACACGCTGAGGCCAATGTTTCTGGATATTTGTCAGGAGGTACGTGGGGTCCACAAGCGCCCATTCCAGACCTCGGACCATACCCCTCCCCGTCATTTTATCTTACAGATAACATACAAAAATTTCCGTTCGCTTCAGACGCACCTTCTGTTAGTACAGGAACTCTTAGCGCATATACTTCGGATGCAACTGGAGGTAGTGACACTAATGTTGCTGGGTATACAGCAGGGATCACTTATTTTCCCAAAGCCAGTCCTCCGCCGTGGCCCTCTAATATTCCAGTTGGAGGACTGGCTTTGGGCGATCAATTAAAGTTTCCTTTCGCTACAGGAAACACTTCAACCAACGTTGCAAACCTTTTTAATAAGGCTGAGGGAGTTGGCGGTTTAGGTATGTCTTCATGTAGTCCTACTGCATATTTTATTTCAGGCTCAGGTAGCCCTGTCACACAGACTTACGATGGGATTGATAAGGTAGTGTTTGCAAACGATACCCAGCTCGCGTCAACAACAGCGACTCTTTTAGATAACGGCATAAGTGGAGCCAGTGCATCAAGCACTACTTTTGGATATACTGCTGGTGGATATTTTACTAATAACTTTTATGAATCGAGAATACAAAAGTTTAGTATGATCAATGATACAAACGCGACTGTAGTCGGTACTTTAGTGTCTTCGCCCAACATAGGCGGTTCTGGGTTTCACGAATGATTTTTTTAGGAGATTAGAAGGATGACTTCACCAATTTTATTCGGCTCTCCAAGAGCACAAAAGAATTACATAAATCCTAAAATTGAAGGTGTTTCTCAAAGGACAACAAACCTTGGATACACACAAGCACAAAACGTTAGTCGTTATGTAATTCCACCGCCACCGCCACCGTTTCCACAAACCGTGCATCAAGGAACTATAGCGTCATATGGATTTGGAGGGTTCAAAGGTGGCTATGCTCCGAATTATCCTGAAGCAGTAGATAAAATGCCATTTGCTTCTTTGGGAACTGCAGCAGTTGTTTCATCATTACCTGCAACCTTTTCAGGAGAACAATCTATAGGCGCGGTCGATCGAGTAGGAAATGCAGGAATCGGTTTCCCTAGTCCTGGGTTAATTCACAANGTTCCTTTCGCGAATGATACTGCCGTCACCGTAGGTGCAGGGGTAAGCTCAACGGGCAGCGTAAATGATGCTTCTTTCTCAGATACAAATAATAGATATGGGATTTATGGAACGACAGTTCCAGGCACTGCATTTAAAAGATTTGCCTATGTTTCTGAAACAGCTTCTGAAATAGCGGTTTCTAATGCGCCTCCTAATGTTCCTCTTGGTTTGCCAAGCCCGAGCACGAAGTGGGAAGGTGGAATAACTGATAATATTCAAAATTATGGTTATGCCACATTTGCCGATGGCAACATGCAAGGCTTTGCTTTTACTTCTGGCACTCCTTATACTCTTGGACCAGCAACGATCGTTTACTCTTCACCCGACCCAACCCAAATCAGGTCCAGAAATATTTTTCAGGGGCACAGTTCTAATGAAAGGGGGTATAGATGGACGCGAGATGCATACTCTGTGAGTTTTCCATTTAATTCCGGTGTAATCGTCACAGAAGATTTAGGAAATGCAATAGGCGGGACACAAGAAAGATTTAATTATTCAGCAACGAACAGTCAAGAACATGGTTATTTGAGCGGAGGTTCATTGACCAACCCAATCGGGTCTGATGTAATCTCAAGATTCCCCTTTGCGGCACCAAACAATGTGTTTACAGATGTAGGTCAATTATCGTCGTTAATCAATACAGGCCTTGGGGGTTGGGCGTCGTAACATTATAAATAAACCTGATAATTAAGGAATTAATGTAATGGCTGTAATCTCAACAAGGCAAGGGTTGATTGACTATTGTCTTCGAAGACTAGGAGATCCTGTCATCGAGATAAACGTCGATGTAGATCAAATTGAGGACAAAGTCGATGATGCGCTGCAAAAATATCAAGAGTTTCATTCAGACGCAACTCTAAGAGCTTATCTCAAACATCAGGTAACACAGACTGATATCGATAACAAATATATCTCAATTCCTTCTGATGTTCTTTTTGTAACTCGAGTTTTTCCAGTAACTAGTACATTCGGTTCAGCTGGGTTGTTTGACATTCGATATCAGATGATGTTGAATTCAATGGCAGACTTCATTAGTTTTGCTGGTGACATGTCTTACTTCTATCAAATGCAACAGTATTTGTCCATGGTTGATCAACAGCTACACGGTAAACCTCTTGTTCAATGGTCTCGACATCAAGACAGGTTATATATTTTTGGTGATTTTAACGACGGTGATTTAGCTATCGACGATTATATTGTAGCAGAGATTTACTCAATTGTCGATCCGGAAACTTATACTTCTGTATACAATGATATGTTTATGAAAGACTTTACCACTCAGTTGATTAAACAACAGTGGGGAGCAAACATGTCTAAGTTTGATAACATGCAGCTTCCTGGTGGAGTGACTGTTAATGGAACTGCAATGTATCAGGAAGCGACTGAAGAATTAATTCGTTTAGAAGATAAGATGCGGTTAGAACACGAGCCTCCACCTGACTTCTACATAGGCTAATAATGGCAACAAACCCATATTTTTCTCAGGGCACGCGAACTGAACAAACATTGTACGAAGACTTGATTGTCGAGTCTTTAAAAATGTATGGTCAGGATGTCAACTATATGCCTAGAGAACTAGTGAACGTGGACACAATCTTCGAAGATGATGTTCCCTCTACATTCTCACGCGCATATCAAATAGAAATGTATATTGAGAACATCGACGGTTTTGATGGAGAAGGAGATTTATTCACCAAGTTTGGAGTAGAGATTCGAGATCAAGCTACCTTTGTCGTAGCAAGAAGAAGATGGAACGCTGAGATATCTCCGTTTGAAACAATACCTGATGTAAAACCGTTTTATCGCCCGAGAGAAGGGGATCTTATTCACCTGCCACTCTCTAACTCAATATTCCAAATTATGCGAGTAGAAGATGAGTCACCATTCTATCAGCTCAAGAATCTTCCAACGTTTCGTATGTTCTGCGAATTGTTTGAATATAGCGGTGAAGATTTTGATACTAATATTGCAGAAATCGATGAAGTTGAGTCAGCCTTTGCATACCAAACTGTTCTAACGTTAGACTCTGCAGGTATATCATTAGACTCTGCTAGTAGTAATGTTACTAGTTGGCAGAAGAATGAAATTGTAACACAAACGTTTGACTCCGATGGATATTCTATCACTGGCGAAGTTGTTGATTGGGATCGCCCCAACCTCAAACTCTATCTCTCTCATGTTGGTAATACAGACAGCGCGCAACATCCGTTTACTACGACGAGACAAATCATTGGTAGTAATTCTCTCAAGGCAGCAACTCCTACACTAGTAGAAACATTACAAGCAATACAAACTAATTCTCAAAACGACACGTTCGACACTGAAGAAATAGAGTTTATGGATTTTAGCGAAAATAATCCTTTTGGAGACCCTGAATAATGTTTGGTGCTCATTTTTATCATCAAAGAATGCGGACTGCAGTAGCTACCTTTGGGTCGTTGTTTAATAACATCAACGTTGTCCGTAAGAGTTCAGCAGGAAATGTTTTGAGCGATCTTAAAGTTCCTCTAGCATATGCGCCAAGAAGAACATATCTTGACAGAATAAACCAGATGAACCTTGGTGAAAATCAAGAAAGGCAAGTAGCGTTATCATTGCCGCGCATGTCTTTTGAGATCGTCAACATTTCTTATGATGCTACTCGACAATTACCCAAAACAATAAAAACAAAACAAGTAAGACAGAACAATGAGGCGACAGCTCTAGCTTCTGTTTATACTCCTACACCATATTTAATTAACATTCAATTAAATTGTTATGCAAAGACTCAAGACGATGCTTTGCAAATGGTTGAGCAAATATTACCATATTTTGATCCGCAATACACGGTTACAATTATACCGTTAGAAGAATTTGGTGCAATTAAAGAAGATGTGCCAATCCGGCTAGATGCAGTTACATTTCTAGATGATTATGAAGGTGCAGTAGAAAACAGAAGAACAATCATCTATACGTTAGATTTTGAGATGAAGATTAATCTTTATAAAAACTTAAATAGCGCAGCTGCTGGAAAGATCATTAGAGAGGCAGATGTATATCTGTTTGATATAAATAATACTACAGGCGACAGTGCTGATTCTTTCGGTATAATTTCTTGTGACGTAGACGATTTACCATAAAGAGAAAAACTAATGGCACAATTAGACGTAAATAAACAGACTTTATTAAGGAACAACAATGTCTTATATGAAGTCCAGATGCAAGCAGATCAATATGGTAATATTATCTCGCCTGGCGCTACGTCTAAATCTGCGTTTGGGGAAGCCATTTCTATTCCCATCACTCCTGTATTACAACTAGATGGATTGTACGGATTAGATCCAAGGCAGTTTGAAACATTTACTGCTACAGGGGGTGCTGCCACAACCACCAATACGTTGATGCAATGTTCTACCGGAACATCTATTGGTGGGTACGGCGTTATTCGTTCTGCTCGTGCTGTTCGTTATCGTCCTGGCCAAGGAGCTGTCTCACGATTCACTGCCAAGTTCTCTCCTGGCGTTGCTGGATATACTCAACGTGCTGGATTCTTCACGCAAGAGCAAGCACTACAAGTAGGATATGATGGAGAGCAGTTCGGTGTTCTTTTACAGAACGGCGGTAAAGCATACATTTCTAATTTCACTATCACTGCTGCAGCCATTGGAACAGGAAACATTACTATTACATTAGATGGTGTGGACACTGTTGTAGCAATTACAGCTGCGGATACTATTGCTACTGTGGCACGCAAGATTGCTGCAGCATTTTCTGGAAATGCTGACTGGATTGTAGAGTATTCTGGCATCAAAGTATGTTTTTTGGCAACCGCAGTTGGTCCTAAAGCAGGTGCATTCGATTTTGCTGATACAGGTGGTACAGGTGTTACTGCCACAGTAACAAATCCGCAAGCAGGCGTTGCTCATACTGACACTTGGATTCCCCAACAGAGTTTCAATATTGATACGTTGGATGGGAATGGTCCTTCCACTGTCGTTATTGATCCCACTAAATTGAACATCTTTCAAATTAATTTTCGTTGGTTAGGTGCGGGTGAGTTGAGATTTGCTATTGAGAATCCCATAAACGGTGATATGATTTTCTTTCATCATATTCATTACTCTAATCAAAATATTGATGTACATATTGATAATCCTTCTTTGAAAATCGGATACGTTGCTGCTAGTCTAGGCGGTAGCGGAACTAACGTTGTCGTTGAAGGTGCGTCAATGATGGGTGGGATTGAAGGTCTGATTCAGACAACTAAATTACCAACAGCTGCAAGCGTCTCATCTGATCCTAACCCGAATCTTGGAGCTAATACATATCATCATGCATTAACTATTCATAATCGATTAGTATATAGTGGTAAGATTAATACTAGAGAAGTGTTAATCAAAAACATTAACGCATCGTTCGGTACTAACCCAGCTGGTGAATCGGTTACTGTTTTACTATTCTATAATTTCGATGGCCTACCTGATCTCAATTATACAACACAAAGTGATCAATATTCTTCTGTGTACTATTCTACATCTACTGGTGCTGTTACTTTAGGGTCCACAAATCTACCCGTTTATATTTTTGATGTCCCAGGCGATCAAGCAGTATCTATAGACCTCAGTGAACTGCGAATTGCATTACCTCCAAATAGTAATCTATCAATGATTGTTAGATGTGTTGGTAGTGCTATAGATACATATGCAACTAGTTTGTCATGGGTTGAAGACTAATGGCTTGGACACCTATTTCTTATAAATAACATTGATATTATAACTAGGATATGGTAATGCGATACTTACTATTCTTTGTTATGGCTTTCTGTGCGAGTGTGACATATGGTGAAGAAGCGACTCTACCTGATGACACAATAAGAACTGAA